AACTGTAACAGATGGATCAACAGTTGATTTCGTTACATATGGTCAATCATTCTTAACAGGAGCGCCAGGAGTATTAGCAGTAGGCTTAAATGGTAGTGATTTAGAATTGTTGGTAACACCAGCGGCGACAGATTCAACAGTGTGGACAACACAATATAGGTTTATTTAATAATGGCAATTAGGTCCTTCAATTCAGTTGGCGGGTTCTCAGTAGCCGAAACACCAGTTGAGATAGTCAGTAACGTAGGTAACGTTACACCAACTAACTTAGACGTTAGTGCTGGACTATCTGATCTCGGTGCGATCGGCAATGTTACAATTACTGGCGGATCAAGCGGACAAGGTATTATCACAGATGGCTCAGGTGGGTTATCATTTGGTGCTACTGGGCAGGCAGCCAATTCTGTCACTAATATGCCTTACTTCATTGCTTCTAGTGATGATTTCGTATTGGAAGATAACTTTCAAGGATTGTATTCAGAAGCAATTGAAATTGAAGGGTCATTAACTGTCGATGGTATTCTTATCGAAGTTGGTACATCTCAGAATGCAGAATCTTCACAAGTTTATTTTGATTCTAATGGAACGTTAACTGGTAATACAGGATTTACATTTACACCAGCGACTGGTGAATTGTTAGTACCAGGTAATGTTACTATTTCTGGAAACACTCTTCCTACAGGAAACATAACTTACGATTTAGGTTCATCAGTAAACAGATGGAAAGATTTATATTTAGGTGGGCAAACTATATACCTTGGTGATGCTCTAATACAAGAAGAATCAAACGGCGCACTAACTTTAACTAATGGTGACGGTGGGCAATTTATTTTTGATGGTTCTACAGACTGGAACCAATATGCAATAAACAATGGTACTTCAAATGTATCTATAGACTCAGCAGATGCATCAGTAACAATGGGTGTTGCAGGAAATGCTGACGTATTTTCAATGACCGGTGGCGGAGTATTAACTACAACAGGTAATGTTGTGCCATTAGGTGTCAAAACAGACAACTATTATTATGCAAACGGACAAGCAGTAACATTTGGTTCAAATGCGGCTGGATCAGATACACAAATTCAGTTCAATGACGGCGGTACTGCATTCGGCGGATCAGCATCATTTACACTTAATAAAACAAGTGGTTTAGTAACAGCAACAGGCAACGTATCTGGTAACAATTATATATCTACATCAGGCGATGTACGATTTGGAACTGGCGTAGGCGCCGGATTAATTTCAGTAGATACTGGTACAACAACTGCAGGTGTCTTTACAACTACAATGACAGATGTTAACATTGGTTTAAATGCTAACGTTACACTTTGTGGTACAGGAAAAACGTTAACAGCACGTGGTAATGTCAGTGCTGACAACATAACATCAACAACACTATCAGTAGAAGATTTCTACAGTAGTAGAACAGCAGTCTCAGTAGGGAGTGCAAACACCACGATTGATACATTTGCCGCATCTACTTATAGATCAGCAAAATATACAATTAAAGTGTCAGATAACACAGGTTATCAAGCACTTGAAGTATTATTAGTACATGACGGGACAACTAGTTTAATAACTGTGTATGGTAGTTTATCGACTACAGGTGCAGACTTAATAACATTAACTACAGTCGTAAGTGGCAGTAATATATTATTAAGAGCAACGCCTACTAACTCAAGTACAAGTGTTAACTTATTAGGAACATATGTACCAGATTAATCATATGCAAAAACAGAACAAGATAAATATAATCATGCTCAGTAGCATGGTAAATAAATTTAAAATAGGGTAATTAGAAATGCTAATATTAAAACAAAATGTATCAGGATCAGTCCCAACACCGGCTGCCGGCAAAGGTACTATCTTCTTAAATGACAGTGACGTACTTTCTGTAAAAGACAGTGGTGGAACAGTTACATCGTTCCCAACAGTTGGCGGAGCAAATACTCAAGTTATCTTTAACGATGACTCAGCACTTGCTGGAGCGGCAAACTTTACGTTTAACAAAACTACAAGTGTAATGACTGTGACAGGAAATGTTGCGGCAACAAGAGTTCTTACAGACAATCTTTTATATGCTAATGGTGTCGCATACGATTTCCAACAGCCAGCAGGTTCAAACACTCAAGTTATCTTTAACGATGACGGAGATTTTGGAGCAGACACAAACTTTACTTTCAACAAAGATACAGATACATTAACATCAACAAACATTTCTGGTCTATTAGCAACTGGTACACAAACAAACATTACAAGTGTTGGAACCTTAACAGCCCTATCTGTGACAGGCAACATTGGCGGTGGTAACATAAGCGTAACAGGCGAAGTTGCTGGTGCAGACTTAAACATGTCAGGTAACGGTGTTATCGGTGGAAACTTAACAGTTAACGGTGATCTAACTTATGTCAATGTAAGTTCTTTTGAAGTAGAAGATCCAATTATCACAATGGGCGGCGGCGCTAATGGCGCAACACCTGTTTCTGACGATGGCAAAGATCGCGGTACACAATTAGAATATTATGATTCAAGTGCATTATCAGCATTTATGGGTTGGGACAACTCAGCAGGTGAATTTATCTTCGGTGCTGATGTTACTAACACAGACGAAGTAATCACAGTTAATACATTCGGTAATGTTCATGGTAACGTATTCATCGGTTCTGGTGCAGGTCTATCAGCAATTGCTGGAGCAAACGTAACAGGAACAGTACCATTAGCAACAGCGGCAACTACTTCAGGTACGGTAACAACAGCGGCACAACCAAACATTACTTCTGTCGGCACATTAACAAGTCTTGTTGGTGGATTAGGTTCAGCATCAGATTTTGGAAATGCAGTCGGTATTTTCGGAGCAGACAACACAGGCGGATCACTTGGTGATCACATCGGTATTGTTGGTGAAGCACAAGGTGATTCAAGCGATGCATCAATTACTGGTATCGGTGTATATGGTATTGGTGAAACAAACGGCGGAACTAAAGCAACTGGTGTATATGGACTAGGTACTGTAAGTGCTACTGGTGATACAGGAGCCGCAGTAGGTGTAAGAGGTATCGCAAATGCTACTCATGCTAGTGGCATGAACGTTGGTCTTTATGGTGCGGCATTAGGTTCAGACATAAACAATTATGCTTTGTATATCGCACAAGGCGGTATCGGAACTATAGAAAACAGAGCAGTATGGGAAGTAGTTGACAACGATGCAAAGGCTTTAGAATTTGCTACAAACGGCAAAGCAAATATCCTATCAATAGAATCAACTGATGGCGCAGAAGGTGTCTTCATGTCTGGTTACTTGAATGTAACTGGCAACATTACTGCGACAGCAGGTGTTAAAACAGATAATCTTTACTATGCAAACGGTAATCCTTGGGACTTACAACAACCAGCAGGCTCAAACACTCAAGTTATCTTTAATGATGACGGAGATTTTGGTGCAGACTCAACATTCACATTTGATAAAGATACAAACATCTTATCAGCAACGACTGTTACAGCAACTACATTAAACGGTACATTAGGTACTGCGGCACAAGGTGCAATTACATCAGTTGGAACTTTGAGTTCACTAGCAGTAACTGCTCCAATTGTAGGTGACTTGAATGGTACAGCAGACTTAGCAACTTTCGCAACAACAGCAAATGCAGTAGCAGGTGCTAACGTAAGTGGTGAAGTAACATTCGCCGCAACTGCTAACACAGTAGCAGGCGCAAATGTTTCTGGAACAGTTCCTCTTGCTTCAGTAGCAAGTACAGTATCAGGCGCGGCACAAGCAAACATTACATCAGTTGGTACATTAACTGGCTTAGGTGTTAACGGAACAATTACTGCTTCAGCAATTACAGCAAACACAGGAGTGTTTACAGGTGATGCAGGTGGATTATCAAACGTTATAGCAGGCAACATTACTGGTACAGTAGCAACTGCAACAACAGCAGGTACTGTAACAACTGCGGCACAACCTAACATTACTTCAGTAGGAACTCTCGCATCTGTAACAACTACAGGAAACGTAGATACTACAGGAAACGTTGTAACTGATAACATCGTTGGTAAATCAGCAGGCATTACAATTACATCAATTGGAACTAATCAACCGGTCACACTTGCTCCAACAGGAACAGGTGGAGTATCAGTCAGTTCAAAACGAATTTTAGACTTAGCAACACCAACTGCATCAACAGATGCCGCTACTAAGCAGTATGTTGATGACTTAGCACAAGGACTTGCAATACAAGCACCTTGTGTAGCAGGAACACCTGGTACACTTACATCTATCACAGGTGGAACAATCACTTATGATAACGGTACAGCAGGAGTTGGTGCAACATTAACAACATCTTCAGGTAACTTTGATACACTAGACGGCATTAGTATTTCAACTGATGACAGAGTTCTAGTTAAAAACGAAGCAACCACAGCAAACAATGGTATCTATGTTAAGACATCATCAACTGTTCTAACAAGAGCAAGTGATTTTGATACACCAACTGAAATGGCTGGCGGTGACTTTGTATTCATACAACAAGGTTCAACATTAAATGACACTGGTTTTGTAATGACAGACCCAGTAGCAACAATCGGTACAGACCCAGCAACGTTTGTTCAGTTCTCAGGAGCAGGCTCATTCTTAGCAGGCGCAGGACTTACACTAACTGGTTCAACATTCTCAATAACAGATACAGCAGTAACTGGACAAGCATACGGTAACGGAACACATAACGCAACATTCACAGTGAATGGTAAAGGTCAATTAACAGCGGCGGCGAACGTTGAAATTACTGCAGGTGCAGGTGCATTGAGTGGTTCAACTCTTAACTCTAGTGTTGTAGATTCATCACTAACATCAGTTGGTACAATTGATACAGGTGTATGGCAAGGTACAGCAATCGGAGCGGCATACGTTTCAACTCTGAATCAGAACACAACAGGTTCAGCAGGCAGTGTTGACAATGCAGTCACATTCAACAATGGTGGCTCAGGAGAGTCTTCAGGTACAACTTATGACGGTAGTGCAACAAGAACTATTTCTTATAACACTGTTGGCGCACCTAGTGTAACTGGTTCAGGCGCATCAGGCTCATGGGGTATTAGTGTATCAGGTTCAGCAGGTTCTGCAACAACAGCAGGCACTGTAACAACAGCGGCTCAGCCCAACATTACTTCTACAGGTACTTTATCATCATTAAGTGTTGCTGGAACAACTACAACAGGTACATTGCAGTCTGCTACGATCACTACAGGGTCTAGTTCAACAGCAGGTACTATTACTGGTGACTACACTCTAACAAGTGGATCAACACTTAACGCAACCTACGCTGACTTGGCGGAGAAATATTTAGGTGAAGAAGATTACGAGCCAGGTACAGTAGTATTATTCGGTAGTCCAACTGCTGAAGTTATGGCAAGTGGTCAAAACGCATCATCATTTGTTGCAGGTATCGTTACAACTAATCCAGCACAAGTTTATAATGCGGCATTAGAAGCAGGCGAAGGACAGCATGTTGTAGACGTAGCACTTATTGGACGAGTTCCATGTAAAGTTATTGCTCCAATCATGCCAGGAGACTTAATTGTTTCTTCTGAAATGCCAGGATTCGGATGTGCGGCAGATCCAGAAACTGTGAAGCCAGGTACTATTATCGGTAAAGCAATTGGCGCATTCAACGATGGCTTAGATGGCGTTGTTGAAGTCATGGTCGGTAGATGTTAATCTAAATTAACAATATATAAAAAGGGCAACTTAGTTGCTCTTTTTTTTGGGTAGAATTTATCACGTATTCTGTAAAGTGATAAGTATAGTATATGAATGTTTTTACACTGAGTTTTGATACTCGACTTGCAGAATGGTATGATTTAAGAAAATCATTACAAGAATCAGACTTAGAAAATGTTTGTATAGAAGTAGATAAATTTTGGCAACAATGCCCATTAAATAATTACTATCTACATCCACATGATATTAAAGATTGGCCTACCCCTTGGCAATTACTACATGATAACACATATTGCTATTATTCTAGGGGATTGGGTATAGTATACACATTGTTGCTATTGGGTATAAAAGATGTTGACTTTTTCTCTGCAAAAGACTATAATGAAGTTGATGTTGTATTAGCCACGGTAGACAACGCAAAGTATGTGATGAATTACTGGCCCAATTCAGTAGTAAATACGGAGCTGTCAGATTTCAGTAATATAAAAAATATCAGTGTAGATTATCTAAAGAACAAAATAGGACAATAATGAATATAAAAGTTACCAAAAGATCAGGCAGTGTAGAAGACCTAGCACTTGAAAAGTGGCAGGCGCAGGTAGCAAAGGTATGTGAAGGCGTTTCAGATGTGTCACAGTCTATGATTGAGATAACATCACAGCCACATTTTTTCGATGGTATTACTACCAGAGAAATCGATGAACTTACTCTACGTGCTATTGTTGATCTTATCGATGAAGAACAAGCACCAGAAACAGGACACACTAATTATCAATTCGTAGCAGGTAAACAACGTTTATCAATGTTGCGTAAAGATGTATATGGTTGTTATAATCCTCCGCACCTATACGAAATAGTAAAAACAAACATAGAAGCAGGGCTTTATACGCCAGAGTTACTTGAATGGTATTCAGAAGATGATTGGAACAAGATGGAAAAGATCATTAACCATGAGAAAGATGAGAATGCATCTTACGCCGCAGTAGAACAGATGATTGGTAAGTATCTAGTTAGAAATAGATCAACAGGTCAAATCTATGAAACTCCACAAGTAAGATATATGGTAGCCGCCGCAACAGTATTTCATAAAGAAGAACCTGAGTCTGCAAGAATGAGATTCATTAAGGAGTATTATGCTTGTGCTAGTGAAGGTCTTTTTACCTTAGCAACTCCGGTACTTGCAGGACTCGGCACACCTACTAAACAGTTTAGTTCTTGCGTTCTTATTAAGAGTGATGATGATTTAGATAGTATCTTTGCATCGGGTGAAATGATGGCAAAGTATGCAAGTAAAAGAGCCGGCATAGGACTTGAGATAGGGCGTTTAAGACCCCTAGGAGCCCCTATACGAGGCGGAGAGATCATGCATACGGGTATGATACCCTTCTTAAAGAAATGGTTCGGAGACTTACGTTCTTGTTCACAAGGTGGCATTCGTAATGCTAGTGCTACAGTATTTTATCCTATATGGCATCATCAGTTTGATGACTTAATCGTACTTAAGAACAATCAAGGAACAGATGAAACTAGAGTTAGACATATGGACTATGGTGTATGTCTAAATGCATTCTTTTGGAAACGATTCAAAGACAAAGGTAACATTACATTCTTTGATCCAAATGAAGTACCTGATCTTTACGAAGCATTTTATTCAGATACTGCTAAATTTGAAGAACTCTACGTCAAATACGAAAGGTCCCGTAGTCTGCGTAAAAAAGTAATGTCAGCAGAAGAAGTTTTTAGGTCTGGTATCTTAAAAGAAAGAACAGACACAGGTAGAATTTACTTAGTCTATGTTGACAATGTATCTAATCAAGGCCCGTTCGACACTACAGAGCATCCAATCTATCAAAGTAACTTGTGTTGTGAGATATTATTGCCTACAAAGCCCTTTAAGCGTTTAGATGATGATGAGGGACGTATTGCACTATGTACACTTGGATCGATCAACTGGGGTGCTTTCCGTAACCCAGAAGACATGCGTAGAGCATGTCGTATACTTCAGAGAAGTCTATGCAACATCTTAGATTACCAAGACTTCTTATCGATTCAGAGCAAGTTAAGTAATGACGAAATACAACCTTTGGGTATCGGTGTTACTAACTTAGCATACTGGCATGCAAAACGAGATTACATCTATGGTGACAAAGATGCACTACAAGATGTTAAATCATGGATGGAACATCAAGCATTCTTCTTAACAGAAGCAACAGTTGAAATGGCAAAAGAAAGAGGCAAGTGTGTAGATAGTGATAAGACATGGTATGGTAAAGGCAAGTTTCCTTGGGAACGTAGAGCAAAGGGTGTAAACAAACTAGCAAACTTCAAACCAGAATGTGATTGGGAATCATTAAGAAAAGATATGAAAGAGCATGGTGTTAGAAATGCAACTCTAATGGCGATTGCTCCTGTAGAATCATCTAGTGTAGTAATCAATTCAACAAACGGTATTGAAATGCCAATGAGTTTAATCTCTGTTAAAGAAAGTAAAGCAGGGTCATTGACTCAAGTAGTACCAGACTATCACATTAAACGTGTAAGAAACTCTTATCAGTTGATGTGGGAACAAGAAGACTGTGATGCATATTTAAAAACAGCATCAGTGTTAGCGGCATATGTAGATCAAAGTATTTCAACGAATACATTCTACAATCCAGCACACTTTAAAGATCAAAAAGTGCCTACGACATTAATCGCAAAGAACTTAATGCAGGCACATCAATGGGGACTTAAGACTTTTTATTATTCTTTAATAAATAAAGCAGGAGTCAAACGACTAGATGATGAACCAGTAGAAATAGCAAAACAATACTTAGCAGAGCCAGTCTTTGAAGACGATGATTGCGAAGCATGTAAATTATAAGGGTAAACAATGAGCAAAGAACAATACGATTTAACAAAACAAACAACATACTTAGACAACAAAATGTTTTTAGACCCAGCTGGTCCAGTTACTATACAAAGGTTTGAAGAAGTTAAGTATGATAAAATAGCAAACTTTGAAGAAACTGCAAGAGGTTTCTTTTGGATACCAGAAGAGATTAGTCTGACTAAAGATGCAGGAGATTTTAAAGATGCTAGTGATGCAGTTAAACATATCTTTACTGCTAACTTACTCAGACAAACAGCATTAGATAGTCTACAAGGTAGAGGTCCTGTACAAGTCTTTACTCCTGTCGTAAGTCTACCTGAACTAGAAGCATTAATGTATAACTGGTCATTCTTTGAGACTAACATACATTCACGTTCCTATAGTCATATCATTAGAAACATTTATAATGTGCCTAAAGATATCTTTGATACTATCCATGACACAAAAGAAATTGCAGATATGGCATCTTCAGTTTGTGATTACTATGATGGCTTACATGAAATCAACTGTCAAAAAGAAATGGGCAAAAAAATTGATGAAGAAAAACATATCAAAGCAATTTGGATGGCTTTACATGCAAGTTATGCCTTAGAAGCATTACGATTTATGGTATCATTTGCTACATCATTGGCAATGGTAGAAAATAGAATCTTTATGGGTAACGGCAATATCATTTCATTAATCTTACAAGATGAACTGCTTCACAAAGGTTGGACAGGCTGGATCATTAAGCAAGTTGTTAAAGAAGATCCGAGATTCGCAAAAGTGGCAAAAGAATGTGAGAAAGAAGTATACGATATGTATATGGATGTTATCAGAGAAGAAAAAGAATGGGCAGATTACTTGTTTAAGAAAGGACCTGTGATCGGTTTGAATGCAAACATTCTTAAAGAATTTGTAGACTACACAGCATTAGAATCACTTAAAGCAATTAATATAAAATACAATGAGCCTGCCCCAAAAGTATCTCCTATTCCTTGGTTCAACAAGCATAGTGATACTAGTAAGAAGCAAACAGCATTACAAGAGAATGAATCAACTAACTATGTTATTGGTGTTATGTCAGAATCACTTGATTATGATGCCTTACCTCAGTTGTAAGAGACTAAAATATAATTTGAGTACTTGTGATCAGATTAAATATAGTTATCGACATTTAAAAATAACCAGGAGAAATAATGAAGGCTGTTGTATGGAGTAAAGACAATTGTACTTATTGTGATCAAGCAAAAAAATTGCTAGAAACAAAAGGTATCGAAGTTGAGGAAAAGAAAATTGGGCATGGCTACACTTTGCAAGACTTACTTGCAGTAGTACCAAATGCTCGTACTGCACCACAAATCTTTTTAGACGAAGATTATGTTGGTGGATTCACTGAATTAAAAACAAAATTAGAGGGATAATATGAATATAGCAGATGCAAAAAAGGACACAGTTTACACATTTAAATTAAACAGTGGAGAAGAATTGATTGCGAAAGTCATAGATACAGACGGTGATAATTTTATTATCGAACACCCTGTATCATGTGCTCCTGGCCCTCAAGGCATGGGACTTATCCCAAGTATGTTCACCAACGATCCACAGTTATCCGTAACACTAAATACTAGTAGCGTTGCACTCTTTGCAGAAACTGAAACTTCAGTTAGAGACAAGTACAGAGAAGCAACAACAGGGATTCAAGTCCCAGAGAAAAAACTAGTATTAGGATAAAATTACATGGCTAAACTAAGCCGAAAAGGTGATCAGAATGATGCAGGCGGAAAGATTAAACGCGGTTCTGAAACCGTGTTTGCTAATAGCATTCCTGTAGGCTTACATGTTAGTGAGATAACTCCTCATAAACCTTTTTCACCAAAGAAAAAACATAAGCCTCACAAAGCGGCAAAAACTACAGAAGGTAGCCCAACAGTATTTGCTGACGGAGTTCCAGTACTCAGAGTAGGATCAGGCAATGACTGCAAAACTCATAAAATATCTCAAGGCTCGCCAGATGTTTTTGTGCCTTAGGTTACGATAATGGCAGATACAGGTAAGCAGAGTCCATTAGGTCAAAACGTATTAGGAGGTCTATTACAAAATAGATGCATTCAGATCAATCCTAATGCTCAGGATTACATGGGTATTAGTAGATCAAACGATCAGTACACTTTCGGCACATTAGTAGAAGGAACAGTACTAAGAATGCTTACTTGGTCTATCAATGATGCTTATTTGCGAGGTCTAGTAAGTAACGGTGTATATGATAATATCATTTCAATTAGTGGTAATGGTAAATGTTATGCATTAGGAAATTCAAAACCTCCTACATATGTAGTCGAAGATCCTTCAGAAGTCTGGACAGATAAATCAAAAGAAGCAGGGGCACTCTATGCTGGTGGTCCAGCCAATGCAGGATATTCTGTAGCAGGTAACACAGATTACGGACAATCAGCAACTTGGGCTCCATATGATTCTAGTAATGTAAACAAAAGTATAACTCAATGGGGATGGATACGATGTCATGCATTACAAGCACATAATGAATTTAACTATCATGCAAAAGAAGGACTAGAAGGTGCAGTTTTAAATTCTAATCCATCTCCAAAATATGAAGACTTCACTGCATCTTTTCAAACAGCAGAAGGCTGGATAAATGCAAACAATCCAGTTGCAATCATAGCAGAAAATGCTCCAGAATTTATGGAAGGTGCGTTTTCTAATATGGATGATCTTATCACAGGAGATTTTTCAGGAGTAACTAAGTCGCTTGGTTTATTTGGAGATAATTTAAAATTTTTAGGCAAACTAATCGATCTAAAGAATTTAGATAAATTTGGATTTCCATCAACTCTACTACAACAACTATTTAAAAATGGTGGCTTAACACAAGATTTAAACTTAGCAATCGGTGCGGCAGGACTCACGGCTAATAGACTAAAACTGATTTCAAAAGGAGAAACAGTCGCAACAGCATTAGAAGAAAAACAACTTTATGCGGCATATGTAATAATCTCAGGAGAAAATTTAAAGAACTGTATTGCTCCTATGACATCATTTGTTGATTGGTGCCTAACAGATGATGATATTAGAA